GTGCCATGGTGAGCAAGGTGCACAAGAAGCTGAAAGTGGCCATGAACTTCTCGGACGACGAGCGTTACTGGCATGCGGCCTGCACCACCACGGTGGCGGCTTCGATTCTTCTCGGCAGTAAGTACGCTGACATCATCACGCTGCCCACCGAGGCCATAGTGGATGCGCTGCGCGAACTGGTTGAGCATGCTCGGGGCATCATTGGCCGTGCGCAACGCAACGCTGAGGACGTGCTGAACGCCTACACCCGTGACAACTACGGTAGCTTCGTGGTCGTGAAGAAACTCGACGGCGGGTTCCAAGCGTTCCGTGGCGACAACGGCGAGGTGGACAAGTCGATGACGCGCAACAAGGTGCTGGGCCGAGTTGAGCACGACACCTTGAAGGATGGGTTCATCGAATACTACATCGAGGAGCAGCTGTTGAAGCAGCACTGCGTGGCCATGAGCTTCGGGTATTCTGACTTCAAGACGCAGCTCGAAGCAAAGTACCACGTGACCTACATCAAAAAGGACATGACCTCGCGCACGAACGGCCCCAACATGCGGGTCAACGTGATGCACATAAGCCGCCCAAAGGACACCATTGATGAAGATTCACTTCCCTTGGGAGAAGCTCCAGCCGCAGGAGAGCTTCTTCGTCCCGACGCTTGATGTTCACGGAGTCAGGGAGCGCGGCCTAAAAGCTGCGCTCCCCTTCCGGATTCACACCCGCGCCACCATCGGGGTCAAGGACGGCCTTATTGGCGTTCTGTTTGAGAGGCGCGGTCGGAAGCCTGAGTCAACATCCGAGCCAACTTGATCTTCGCTTCGGCGATGCGTTTGAGCGCTTCGTCTTTCTGCGGTGTATCCATGTTGGCGCTGGCCTTGATCGCACGCTCTTGCTTCGCCAGCTCGCCGAGTCGCTTATACACGGCACCCGATGTGCTGGCCATGGCCAGTTCTGTCGAATACTGCTGAGCGAACGCACGGGCTTCGGCTTGTTTGCCTTGCTCGACCAAGCGTGTGAAGGTACCCTTGGCTTGCTTGATTTCCTCCATCTTGGCGTAGGCTTCATCCACAGGGCCACGACCTTCGATGGGTTGGAACAGCGAGCCGATGATTGGCATCTGGCTGACCTTGGTGGTTGGCTTGGCCACTTCTTTCTCAGGTGTGCTGGCCAGAACAGGGTTGGCGATCTGAGCCAACGCAACGCCCAAGCTGCCGAAGTAACCGCGAATCAGGTAATCCAACTTGACGGGGCTCAGGCCCACTTCGCCTGTGACGCTGCCGATCATCTTGCTCAGCTCAGACGTGTTGTCGCGGTAGCGCTCGGTGGGGAGCACTTGCTTGTCACGCGCCGACTCGATGTCGCCTGAGTAGAACGACTTGCCGAGGATGACTTCGGTCGCTGGTTTGATAGCTTGGGGCAGACCAAACGGGTTGGACTGAGCGAACAGCTTGCCGATACCGGCCATGGCGTTGCTGGCCTTCTCGTCGCCGACTGCCATGTTGTAGATCGCCTCGGGCAGCGCCTTGAAGATGTAGCCCAATTCGAACGGCAGTGGCACGCGCATTGGTTCGTCGATGCCCGGGATGCTCAGGAAGAAGTTACCATAACGTTCTTCGGGTTTGGCGTTCTTGTACGCTTCGTCGTCCTGCATGAGCGCGGCGTAGGCAACGGCGGCCACGGCCAGCATGGTGCCTCGCTTCAACATCTTCTCGCGCACTTGGAGTTGTTTCTCGAACGGCATCTGGCCTTTGTAGGCGCGGTACAGCACGTCCAGACCTTGAATCTGTGCGTTGAAGAACGGGATGAGCGTGGAGAGCACCTGCATGCTTGGTGACAAGCCGCGACGCGAGAAGTTCATGGACTCAAGGGTGCGGGTCAGGGCCTGCATCTCGGTCATGCCCTGCTTGATCGCTTCGTTGTAGATCACCGCGCGGGTAGCCGAATCACCCTGCAAAGCGAAGGCGTCGAGCTTGGCCATGGCTTTCTCCCAGCCAGACTTGCCAGCAGAGATGTCGCGCAGGAAGGTCTTCAAGTCTTTGGAGTCTCCTGTAAACACGTTGCTGCTAATCGCACCAGACTCCATGAGCTTTGTCTCCGCTGCACTGCGGCCGCCCACCATCTTGCTGAGTTCTTTCAGAGAGCTGAGCACAGGCATTGAGTCCGTGCCGGTGGTGAGCCATGCAGACAACGGGTCACGAATGGTCTGACGCACAGCGTACGCTGGGTTGCGGGTCACGAACTGGCGCAGCCAGTCAGCTGGGTAGCCCATCAAACGCACGACGGCGGGGATGGTGGTGGCGATACCTTCCATGGACTTGACCACGAGCTCAGCTGGGATGCCGAAGGCGTCTTTGTCAACGACCGCATACTTGGGTTCGCCGTGCTCATAGAAGCGCACGATGCTGGGGTCAGCAGGGCCTTTGCCGTCGCCGACGCGGCTCACGATGCCGACCTTCTTCAACGCGTACGCTGTGTTCTTGGTCTTGATGTTGCGCAGAGCCATGTCGGTAATCATGGCGGTGTTCTGCATAGCGCTCTCGTAGAGCGGCATGACCTTTTCATCGCCGCCCAGCAACTCTTTGAGCTGTGGTTGGTTCTTGATGTTGCCGATGCGCAGGATGGATTCACCATCGACTACGAGCTCGACGTTGCCGTCTTTCTCGCGATAGAACGGCACGTATGGCTTGGACTTCAACTCAGCGGCTTTGCCACGGCTGATCGCGCCGGACTGTGCCAAGAAGTCAATGAGGCCGTCGTTGTATGCCTTGTACTCTTTGGTCGCTGCCTCGAACGCTGTCTTGGCCTTGGGGTTGGCGGCCAGCTTGTCCATAACTTCTTGGTAAGCGGCGCGAGCTTCCTTCTCGCTCTTGCCGAGCTTGCTCCAGCCCACTGCGTTGGCACGTTGACCAACAAGGTATGAGGTCAGGTAGTCTTCGATGGTGGCTTCGTTGCCCAGACCAGACTTGCCGGCGAGCTCAGCGACCTTCATCAAGGTCGGGCCTTTCTTGGACTTGAATACGTACTCGGTGCCGCGTGGTGTCTTCTGTGACTCAAGCGACACGGGGCCGTTCGTCACGAACTGGCCGACGTATTGGCTACGCTGCTCGGTGAAGCGCAGGTAGTACATGGCTTGCTCGCCCTCCATGGAGGTCAGCATATTCTTGTCCATGCCGGCGCGGATGGCCGAGTCGATCGAAGCGTAGCTGTCCACGAACTGCTGGCGTGCGCCCAGACCGAAGAAGTTGGCCTTAATCTTGTCCTTGAGCGTGGAAGGTTTGGCTGTGATGCTGTGCTTGGCCGTGCTCTTGGCGCCGCTGCGGAACAGCAAGCCGCCGTTGGGGTCACGGTATGCGCCGGTGCTGCCTTCGTTGAATTGCTTTCGTGCGTCGCGCAACAGCTTGTACATATCGCTGGTGCTGAGCTCGGCTGTGTTGATGAGGCCTATGTCACGGAACGCCTTGCGCACGGCGCCGACGATCTCTTTCAAGAAGCGCTTGGCCTTAGCCAAGAAGTCCTCGGTGACACGCTGTTCTTCGACGTAGGCCAGCATCTCTTGCATACCCACATAGCGGGAGTCGAGATCGCTTGCGCCGCCTTCTTTGGCTTCGGCAATCGCGTTGCGCACTTGGATACCAACGCCTAGGTCATCGGCGAGCTTGAGCACGCCACCTTGTTGGGTGTCGATGGTCTTCATCAAGTCGGCCATACCCTTCTTGCCCAGCAAACCTTGAACACTGTAGTGGCCGATCAACTCGTGAGCGATGGTGGCTTCGAGGTCTTTCACGTTGGCGTGGTGCGCACCGATGACGATCACTGTGCCGTCCTTCAAGACCACACCCTTCTTGTCGAGCAGGTCCATGTGCTTCAAGCCTTGGGCCGCAGCTTCCATGTAGAACTCTTTGGGGGCATCGTCCAGCGACTCGGCGTAGACGAACTTGATGCCCTTGGGCAGCTTCAAACCGTCGATGACTTTCTGTGCTTCGTCCAGCTTGATGCCGTTGGTGCGTGGGGCTGTGCGCCAGTTGCCTTCACCATAGGTGCCGTCGTTCTCGGACTTGATTGCTTCGTAGGCATCCTTCAAGGACTCCATGTAGCGCTCTTGCTTCTCGGACGTGCGGGCCTTACTCTCTGGGGAGCCAGTGATGAAACGCTCAGGTGCAGCGGACTGCTTGCGCATGGTCGGCGACTTGTCGCGCTTGGATTTGACTTCTTGCTTACCGGCCGAGGCATACACCTCTTGCAAGTACTTGACCTGCTCTTTAAGCGCGGTCTTGTACTCTGGCGACTTGCGGCCAATCTCGATCGCTTTTTGTTTCAGCTCAATGCGGGCGTAGTCGGTGTACTCCGTCACGTGACGGTCACCTTTGCCGTACTTGTCCTGTAACTTCTTGACGCGCTGCGCAAGCATGCGCTTGGTGCGAGCGTATTCTTCTGTCTCTTTACCAAAGCTAGTGGCCAGCTCTTGCATCTTGGCTGTCTTCTCCGCCTCGGGCACAACATCACCACGGTTGATACGGGCGGCGGTACGCGCTGCGCGCGACACTGGCTTGGCGCCACGGGCTTCTTCGTCGGCTTCGGCCTTCTTGGCTTCGCGCACATCGCGCTCTGGGGCCGCTTTCTGCACATCAAACAACTGCTTGTACGCCTTCTCGATCTCGTTGCGCACCGGTGTGATCTTGGCCAAGGCGTTCTCGTAGCGCTTCAACGCTGAGTCCATCTTGCGCTGGAGTTGATAACGCTCAGCTGCATCCATCTGCCGCACTTCTGGTGCTTTGCCTTTACCTAGCTTGGCATCCAGACGGGCAACCTTCTCCGCTTCGGTGGGCAGCGCCACACCAGACTTCATGCGGGCAGCCATGGCCTCGTAGTCGGCAGCGGACTCGTACAGGTCAGTCAACCAAGACTTCTTAGCGTTGCGCTGTGGGTTCTCGACCTTACGTTTGAGCGCGTCGATCTTGTCCATGGTCTTGGCAACGACTTCTGGAGCGGCACGTGTGCTCTTGAGGCCGGGGAGGTTCAGGCGCTCGTCCAGTTGCTTAATCAAACGCTCGCGCTCAATGGCCTCGGCGTTGGTGTCTTTCTTCTCGGGAGCAAACGAGCCGGCAGCGGCCATGGCCCCTTCCCAATCTTGGTTCTCCAACGCAGTGTTGTAGAGGTTGCTTGGGCTGAACAAGTCGAGCGTGGCTTTGTCTTTGGAGGCAACGTGCTCTGCGGGAGCGGCTTCGAGCTGGCCACGTGGGCCAACTTCTGCTTCGGTGAACGCTTGCTTGGCCGACTCGGCTTTGCTTTCTGGGCCATAGAGACCGCGCTCGGCTTCGGCTTTTTTAAGATCAGCCTCCTGATCTTGTTTGTTTGGTTGCTCTGGCGGCTTCTCAAACAGGCCGGGTGTCTCACCCTTCGGTGTCTCTGCGACCTGGCGCATCTGCAACTGCTGCTGGGTCTTCTCTTGGATGGCGGTCACGTTCTGACGTGCTGCGTCCAGCTTGGCGCTGAGCTTTGGAATCTGCTGCCACTCGCCGAGTTCGGATGCTTTGGCCAACGCTTTTTGTGCGGCGGCCACTTGTTTGTTTGCTTGGGTAAGCTGCGTCTGCGCTTCTGTCTCCAGCTCAGCGGAGGGCTTTGTTGTGCCGCCCAGTTGCTCGACGGTGGCCGTCAGGAGCTGCATGTCTGTCTGAATCTTGTCGAACTGAGGCATCAACTCAGCGAGCTTGGCCGTGTCACCGGCAACACCGGCTTCTTTGATCTGCTCTTGCAGCGCATCCATCTGCGGGACGAGGGCATCGTGTTTGCCGATCAAGTCCATCACGTCGGGGGTAGGCTGGGGTGCAATCTCAAAGCGAGGCTCAGCGTTGGGTCCTGCGATCTGCGGCGTGTAGCCGATCTGCAACGGCTCTTTGTTTGCTTCCTCGGCAGCAGCCAAGTCCTTGGCGTCCTGCTCTTCCTTGATTTTTTGTTGGGCTGCGCCCTTATCGGAGAAGCGGCCGACTGCACCGATGGGTGCCAACAGACCAACTTGATACGCGGTCTCGCCGTATTCTTTCAGAGCGTCTGGGCTGGTCAAGGACAGGCCGGCTTGCGCGCGCTCCAACATCTGCTGTGTGATCTCGGTGGGGATTTCAGCCAAGGCACCAATGGCCGTACCTTTGAGCAACGTCTTCTTGAGAGACTCGTCAGCCAGTTTGGCTGCACCCTTGTTGGCCAGACCCTTGATTGGGATGCCTGTGAGTTGGCTCACCAACTTGCCACCCAACGGAATAAAGGTACCAGCGGCGTCTAGCGCGGCTTGGGGGACTGCGGCCGCAGCGGCAGCACCACGATTGATTGGGGCGCCTTCGGCTTGTTGGCGCTCAATGTTGCCACCGAACTGCTGCAAGAGCGAAGGAGCCAACGCACCGGCCACACCACCAACAACGGTACCAACGCCGGGAGCAACAGCAGAACCAGCCATGGCGCCAAGGCGGGCACCGCCCAGAGTAGCTGCAATGTTGGGCGCCTGTTCAGCGATTGCTTTGGGGACTTGGCCTAGCGCTTCTTTGGCTGCTGAGATGATGCCGTTCTTGTCGTAGGCTTCACGGACTTTGTCGAAGCTGACTTCTTCGGCGTAGCGACTGTTGATGTCTTGGCCGCGCTCAATGCCTGCTTGGGCGGCTTCTTCTGGGGAGGTCAGGGCACCGAGGCCGGTGCGCATACTTGACAGGGTGGACTCAAGTCCTTTACCCAAGGCCCCCATCATGCCGCCTTGTTTGGGGAACAGGTCAGGAAACTTTACGCGTGCTTTCTGCATCGCTTCGTTTTCGGACATGCCTTCTGGAATACGTAAACGTGAACCGTCAGGGAGGGGCAGGTAGTTGGCCATAGTCAATCAGCAGTGAGTAACCCATAAATGTGCAAACGCCCCAGCGGGTAAGACTGAGGCGCTGTGGTTGAATTCTCGCACAGAAGTGCGATTTGTTACAACTCCCGGGTGAGTGGTTCTTTGGCTTCCGAACCCATCGTCAAGAAGCGGGACAACAATGGGTTGTCCATGGCCATTGCACGTGTGCGCTGCAAGATCATGGCTTCTTTTTGCTCGGGTCGGAGCAGGCCAGACATGATGTCTTTGTCCACGGAGTCAGTCGCTTTGTTCTGAATCTTGGTGTACTCGGTCATCACCTTAGCGTCCATGCCGCCGCGTGCCTTGGCCGCCTCACCCATATCACGGTAGTAGGCGCCTTGTTGGGCGATCTGTTGGCGCTGCAACTCGGAGCTGGTAGCGAACTGCTTCTCTTGACGAGCTTGGTTGGCCAAAGCGTTCATGTTCTGGAAGTTGCCCTTGCGACCTTGCATCTCGGCTTGGGCCAAGTGCATCTCGGACTGCATGAGCGCACGCTTGGCTGCGTCGTCTGCGCGGTTAGCTTCCTTCAAACTGGCCAGTCCCTGCTGGGCGCCGGTGCCGATGTTCTGCAACGCGTAGCGAGAGTTACCCGACAGCATGCCGAGGCCGGCGGCCAAAATAGCTTCTGCCTTGTTCGACTCTTTGCGCTTAGCCAAGTCACCACGCTCTGCTTCGAACTGCGCGCGGAATGGGTCCATGGCCTTGCGGTCTTCGGCGTTCATCTTCTCGATTTCAGGGTTGGCTTCCTTAAGCATGTCGGCCAGCGTGCTTGGCTTGTATGTGCCAGCACCACCTGCGCCACCAGAGAGACCAGATTGTTGGCCGGCAGTCGTGGCGCCAAGACCTTTTTTGGTATCGGGTGCAGGGGCGGCAACGTCAGCGGCAGGCATATCCACGCCGGCGCGAGACTTGTAACCCTTCATGAGTGGGTCCATGCGCGCGGCGGTGTCTACGTTGGCTTCCTTGATTGTCTCTGCACGTGACTGTGTGCCGGGGGCACCAATCAGACGCTTGAAGCGGTCCAAAGGATTGAGGAACTGGCCGAGCTGACTCATCTGCTCTTCGTAGCTCATTGGCACGCTACCCTCTGTACCATTGAAGCGAGGGACTTCCCCACCTTCTTCAAACGCCACGATACCACCACCAGCCATGCCCTTCATGTTGTCAGCAGGCAGTGCGCCGATACCAACGTTCTCAGGGAGCTGTTGTGGAGACATTCCAGCGATGGCTTGGTCGGCCACCTTGGGTTGCTGCATGGCGCCTTGCGCACCCTGCGCGGCACTGCGCATCTGCTTGCGGCGGTTGGACTCGGCAATCGTCAGGGCCAACATATACGGGTCGGCTTTGTGCATCGTTGCGTACTGCTGCAACGCGTTGTCTGGCATCTTGGCCAGTTGCGAGGTGATCTGGTTGACGTTGAGCATTTCGCTTCCTTAAGCCATGTTGTAGATTGCCAAGTCGGCCAAGCCTGACGGAGCGTTCACGGAACCACCACCAGCCATTTTGCTCACGCCGTAGGCCGCAGTACCCAGACCAGCCAGTTGAGACGCAGTTGAAGGCGCCGCTTGGTACGACTGCGTTGAGGTTGTTTGCAAAGGCAAGCCGCGCAACATGGCGTTCATGTTGGAGAGCTGCTGCATGCCCCACTGCTGACCAGTCGCGTAGTTCTGAATCTGCTGGTTGATCTTGTTCTGCTCCAGCTGCTGTTGTTGCGTGCCGAGCTGGTTCTGCAAGCCGATGGCGGCTTGTTCTTGACCGAACTCTTGTTGACCCAAGGTGCCCAACGTACCGGCAGCTGCGTTTGCCGCCTGCAAGCCTTGAAGCCCGAGGTTCGCACCAAACTGTTGCTGGCCGATGTTGGCTTGCTGTGCCTGCATCGCACGCGCTTGATCTTGGTTGAACTGCTGCATGGCGTTGTTGTATGCCGTGTTCAAGCCGGTGCTGATTGTGTTGCCTTGCTGGATACCCAGATTGCGCTCGCGCTCCGCGCGCATGAGAGCGTCACGGCTGCCGCCGAACGCGCCACGACCCACGGCTTCAGCTGCTTGTTGTTGACCGGCAATCTGAGAGGCACGCGCTTGCTCTTGGAGCTGTGGTTGCAGCGCCTGCATGGCGTAGGGGCTCATGTACTGAGCCGCCGCGCGGTTGCCAAAGTTCTGTGAACCGGCACCCATCGGGTTGTACTGCATGTTCAAGGCGCCAAGGCCTGACTGCGCGGCAATGGTGGATGCGTCAGCGGTTTGCTGTGTCGGGCCTAGGTTGGCTGCACCACGGTACGCTTGCTCCTGCATGGGGCTGGCCCCAGCGAAGTAGTCGTTCATGTTGTTGCTGTAAGGGTTGTAGCCCTTCATGCCGGTGATCTCTGTGGTCTGACCGGTCATGCCTGTTTGGTTACCCATCTCGTCATACGTGGGGGTACCGCCAGTTTGCTTGGTGTCAAACAACTGTTTCTGGGTCGCACCCAGCATCGTCTCTACGTACGGGCGTGCGTATTCGGGGATGTTCGACGTGTTGGTTGTCGACGACGATGGGCCTGCTGGGCTACTTGAACCGCACATAAGTCACCTCAAAATTCATAAATCATTTGCGTCGCCATCTCTTTGAAGCCCATTCGCTTCCAGAGTTTAGCCACACGTAAATCGGTCATTGCCGATACCATAAGCCGCTTCACATCACGTGAGCGCAGCTCTTCAACTACACACTGAACCAGCTTCTTGCCGATTCCGTTGCGGTGCTCTTTCAGGACGAACACCGTGTCTTCTTGAGAAATCAAGTCGTTGTTGTGCATGTCGTTGGTCAAGTACACATTGCTGTAACCGACCGCGACACCATCATGGCGCACAACAAAATTCAAAAGCCAACCACCTTGGCATGCCTCACCGTACTTATCCAATCGGGGGTTGTACGGGCTGTAGAACACACCCTCACCAGCTAGGCGTTCAGTCATCTCAGCGTAGTGCTGACGATACAGGGGTTCGAGCTCCCTGTAGTTTTCCGTGAACTTTTCTAGCGTGATGGTGTAGTTCATGCTGGCATTGCCTTACCGGGGTTGACTTCGGGTGCTTGCTTCTTTTTGCCTGTGCGTTGCTGACGGATTCTGTCCATCATCTTGTACAACTGCTTGGCGCCGGCGTCAGTGGAACCGTTGCCCAGATGTGACACCACATCTGCTGGAACCACAAACTCACCGTCAGCCAAACGTGCAGGCTGCTTGCCGCCGATCTGGGCAGGGATTGAATCTGACATGCCGTCGCCGGGGCCTTTGAGCATGCGGCCGCCATCCGAGTAGCTACCCAGACTGGAGATACCACCGCCAGCGGCAAAAGTTTGCTGTCCGGTCATACGGTTAACGCCTGTGTCGGCCGTGCCTTCAACCACGTTTTGGCTCATCGGCATTTGGTACGGAGTAGCGTAGGCACCTTGGTGCAAGTCAGCCATCGGGAATCCAGTGTTCTCGCCGATTGCATTGGCGTTCGACATCTGCTCGATAGGGCCGCCGCCGGCGTAACGGTAGTTCTGGTACTGCGCTTGGTAGTACGGGTTGGGTTGCTGCTGGTCGTAAGGCTTGTAGTTCTCAGACATGCTGTAACGGCTCAAGGGGCCTGTGTACTTTTCTTCGCCGGGTACAGGCGGTGTGTCTGGAACCATGGCCGGAGCAATCGCAGCCAACCCTGTCTTGGCTAAACTTGTGCCACCACCCATTTGCGAAACGTATGCGCTGGGGTTATTTGCTGCCGCACGCAAGCCCGCCTGCATTGGGTTGGCCATGGTTTGCTGCGTAGCCGCACTGAATGGGGATGCTGCGGTGCCTGCCGTATCGGCGGCATACTCTCGCGCTGACTGCGCCATGATGTCTGGGCTGAGCGTTGGGGGTGCAGTAGCAGCCAAACGTGCCGATTCAGCGGCCGACTGTGTTCCTGCTTGCTCCATGGCCGTGTTCGTGGCTTGCTGTTGTGCTGCTTGCTGCGCTGCCTGCTCGCTTGCCGCTGTTGCAGCGGTTTCGCCGGCGGCGGCAGCTTCAGTGGCGGCTGCGTTTGTACCAGCTTGTGTACCCATTGCACCAACACCTGCGGCTAAACTAGCTCCACCGTACGCACCCATACCGGCCATGAGACCTTCTTTGAGGCTGCCAGTGCGCATCGCTTGAAGGCCACCAACACCAGCGCCAATCATCCAAGGGGCGGCTGCGCCACCAGTGGCGGCCGTCAGGCCAACACCAATCAGTGTAGGCAACAACTTGTCGAGAAAGCCAGCTTCGGCCAGACCTGTTTGTGGGTTGATTGTCAGAGAGCCACCATGCGCTTTGGCAAGGGCTTGCAGACCCTGAACTTCACGGGGTGACATGTGTACCAAGGTGCGGTCTGGACCACGGCCTTGCGCGGCTAAGTGTTGGGCTGCGTGTTGAAGGCTCATTGGTGCCTCGCTGAAAAGGGGTTACGGGAGTCTATCATGTCAGGGTGGTGTGGGCAATACGGCGGGCAGCGGGGAGACGAACGTTGCGTACAGCACAACCGAAGGAATACCGGGGTGTGGAGCCGAAGCTGTTGTGGCTTCTAGCCGCAAGTCAGTGCTTGTGGTAGACCAATATAGTTCGATGTAATCCGTCGCCGGGTCTGGGATGTCGATGATGAAGTCCCAAGTCACCTCGTCATACTCGTTGTTTGCCGAAAGCGTCAACGCTCGGGTAGAGTACCCAATATCTGTGCCCCCACGGTTAATCCACATGTAGAACGTTTTAGCGCTTGAGCTTGTGCTAATAAGCTGCGCCGTTACTGTGAACGAGTACACCCCCGGCTTCACTACCGTGATGCGCGAGTTTGAGTCAATAGAGATGTTGTTGGACAAGTACGCCGTTGGGTATGTCAGCTCATACGCGGTGTTGGTTACCGCTGCCGTTTGGTCAACAGTGCTGAAAAACAACCCGTAGGGCTTCTCCAAATACTGACCACCGTTTGCCCCCAGTAGTGTGGTGTTGGTGTTGTCTAGCTGGTTGAAATACAAGCGCAGCACGTTGGTTAGCTGCTCGATATATTGTTGGCTGTACTCCACCGGTGCCAAAGGCAATAGCGGGGCTTTCGGCGGGATTAGATACCGGTTATCAGTTGCCATTATCGTCTTCCGTCTGGACGCACATCAAGGCGGGGGGCACCAAGCTGCCATGCCACGCCAAGTTCACTTGAGCCGACACGAAACGCCATCTGACGCCCGCGCACGCGAACATAGACATACTGGGTGAACTGCTGAACGTTGTACGTGCGCTGGCCAATGTAGTTGTTGGCGCTCTCCACATCGGGGCTGTTCGACGTGCCATAGTTTGCACCGGGGTTCTGACGTGGGCGCACGGTAAACGTGACGGTTGGCTGTGACACATCTGAGCCGTCAAAGGTCAAGTCTGGGATGATGCGCGACACCAAACCAAAGTTGTGCCCATCACCAATATCGAAGTCAGAAGACTGGCAGTAAGACACGATGGGGCTCGGCGGGGTTGTTGTGCCGTCGTCATTGCCTGTCTCGTGGTACAGAAGCTGGCCGTTGTATCCCGCGCCCATTGGCACCGTGCGAAGGGGGCTGTCCAACCAAGCGGTGCGCTCCATAGTGCCGTAGTACCAAGTGCGCTCAAGATGGTTAAACACCACATAGCGGTCCACCACAAGGCTGTTGGCCGAGCAGTAGAACCACCAAATTTCGTTGTAGCCTTCGTTCGTTCCAGAGAAAAACTGGTACGACTGTTCCATGTTGATATTCTGGAAAACGTACTGGCGTAAAGAGCAGGGCAGCGTTTCAACGCGGCCGGAGTACATGTAGAACTTGTCCGTACCCATCCAGTAGGTGACGTTGTTCGCCACCGAGACCACGTTCGGGCCAGCGATAGAGATGTTGTCGCCCATGATCTGGAATCCCCAGACATAGGGTGGGCCAAGGTACTGCATGGAGTACACGGCGGCGTCTGTCCACACCAAAATCTCTTGGCGTGTCTGCTGTGTGGCAACGATCTCTGAGCCACGGCTCAGTCGGTAATCACCCGCTTGGTTGGTGGCCGCGGGGGTCCACATCTGGTAATCTTCTTGCTGAGACCATCGAATCAGCAGCGGGTCTTGTGTAGTGGGGAACAAAGTACCAGACGGGTCGTTCGTGCCAAAAGCAATCACAAAGCGTGAAGCGTCTGACACCATCACTAAGTTTGCAATCGTGGGGCAAGTTGTGTCACTGGTACTTGCCGGTGTAATTTGCGTGCCACGGTCGAAGACGTTCGGGTTCACGTTTACAGCCCAGTAGTAGATTCCGCCGCCACGAGGGTTGAAGATCAAGTCTTCACCATAGTTTGACTGGCTCCACAAACGCAGTTGTTGGCCAATCCCGCCTGTAGATGCAGCCTCACCCCAACCCGTGCTTGTCCCACCAACGTTCGAACCGCCCCAACCACCTGCACCCCAACCGGTAGCAATAGTGTACGTAGCCAAACCTGTGGTGATTTGGTAGGCAAAATCTGCCGCACCAGTGGTGCCTGTTGATGTTGCAGGGGCGCTCACGGTAATGCTGTATTCATTACCGTTGATGTAGGTGATCTGGAACTCGCGGTTGAGCGCAGCAGCGGGGATGCCGTTGACTGCACCACCAACACCAGAGATTGTCACGAAGTCGCCGTTCTGTGCCCCGTGGCCTGTGTCATTCACCGTAACCGTCGTGGAGCCGTTCACTGTATCAAACGCGTTTGACGCAACGGTGCTGGTATCTCGAATCGGCGTGATGTCGTAGAACAAACCGTCAGGGCCGTTCTGAATATAGTATTTGAGGTTGGTGCCAAGGCCCAAGTAGTTGTTACCGGCCAGAGACTCCCAATTCCACATTGAGCGTGCTACACCCCAATACGCACCCGCTGGCGGCTGCAACGTAGACTCCGCCACGCCCGTATCTTTAATCCAGCCCCCCAACTTCTCGGGGTAGCCTGAGCGGAAACGAATCTTGTCGCACTCAAACCAGCCGCCCTCGTTAGCAAGGGTCGTGCCTTCACGGTTGACACCGGGGCGGAATTGTAATTTTTGGAGAGGCATGGTCGGATTTTCTCACTTAGGCTCGGCACTGTCCAGTGCAAGCATCATAGAGCGCTTGGCGCTGTGCTAGGCCAATCAGGCCGCCGTTGATTACTTGCGTCATACCTTTGATGTCGCTGGCGTCAGCAAAGCTGTTTAGCTTGTTTGTCTTCCAAAACCAGCCGGCAGAACGGGCCGCATACTCAGGCTCAAGCAGTAGCTCGGGGTGAGCCACCAAGTCAACACCGAGATAGTCCCCGCAGCGTTTGTGGTTGTCTTTGCCCGTGAGTTGCTTTAAACCCATACCTCGGTGCGCCCACCCGTCGCCGGACTCAATAGTGCCGTTGCCCATACGATTCGAGTACACGGCGTTGGCGATGGCTTCTGGCTTGCGGTGCAGGGCCTTGGCAAAAGAATTGGGTGTGTTCTTGCCCTTCTCGTCCTTCTTGGCGCGGGTCTTACCCGGCCGGTTGGGGTCGGGCTCCTGCACAGCAAAGCGAGCAGGCCACACCGCCGCCATGGTCACATCGGAGTAGTTGAGGTTTTCCTCCAGCATTGTGTAACCGGCCGACTCGTGGGCAGTCTGCGCAAGAAACGCAGCGATGCGCTCTTGCGTGTCAATGTTGAACTCTGCGCAAGTCTTGATGATGTGTGGCAACCACTTGTCTGGGTCTTTGACCTTGACGGCCGCCAGCATTTCTCTGGTTGGAATCATTTCTTGTCCTTGTTGCGTGAGCCTTGGCTAGAACCAAGCAAGAAAGCAAACATACCGGTGATGACCGTACCCAACACGTAACCAAGGATGGTGTCGGCGAAGCGCACGTTGTTCTCAGGGATTGGCGCCCAGATCAAGCACGGAATGAAAATTACGGAGAAGGTCGACCACAACATGATGAAGTAGTACAGGAAGCGGCGAACAAACGGGTCGTCAGAATCCATGGCCTTCAGTTGCATGTCGGTGGCGCGCTGGCGAGACTTTTCATCGAGCTCAGCCATGAATTCCTCATGCTTGGCTGCCTCTGCGTTCCACTTCTCGTAGTCTTCCTTGGTGGCCTCGTGCTCAGGCTTGAGGGTGATACCCATCTTGTCCTGCACGTAGTCGACGCCCTTCTCAATCACGGCATCCGCCACCTTGGGCATGTTGTTGGCCAGCAGACCAGAAACGATGGACATAACAATCGGCAACATATCAAACTCCTAAAGCAACAATAAACAGACCAACACCGAATGAGCCAACGGCCACGGCAGAGTAGAACAAAGGCATGGACACAGCAAGAATAGCTGCGGTTGACAGGACCAAACCAAGCTGCATGAGCATGGCTGAGTAGGTGTAGTACGGGGCTTTGACACTGAGCAGCTTTTGCTCCAGCTCCAAGGCCTGAGCCTTAGCGCGAATACCGTCCATGTCGTCATTCATGCGCTGCGCTTCTGCGTGGTACAGCTGAGACAGTTTCTTGTCGTCGACCAAGTCAGCGGTTGTTTTGTATATGGCTGCGCGCACGTTCTTGGCTTGATACCACGCCCACTGGTTGTTGGCAGCGATGATGTCCTTCATGATGCGGCCGGAGTTACTGTCTTTGAAAAAGCTATTAACGGCTACCAGCGCGGCTAAGACAATCAAGAGCACCGCAGCGCGGCGCTTGATGATGACTTCGAGCTCACTCCGGGTCAGGGTCTTTTTTTCTGCGGTCATTTTTCTTTTCCTTATCTTCCAAGCGAAGCACTAGCGCTTCTGTTTGTTTTAGCTTCTTGTCCATGTGCAGTAGCCCAAGCCACGTCGCAAAGTTTAAAGCAATGAGAAACGTGACGATCAACACCCAGTACCAAAATTCTTTCATAGAGCGGAATACAACCCCATCGTCCACAGACCCGCCACCGTTATCACGACTACGTAGCCCAGCTTGGCTATCAGAATTTCTTTGCGGTGCTCGTGTCGCCATGCGTTGTTCCGTTCTTTCCTCAACTTCAACTCACGAGCAACCTCTTGCTCATCCAAAATCTCATCGTACTTGGCGAGGAACTCCTTGTACATTGAACCCAAACCGAGCTCCTCTGGCGTACCGTAAATCATGGCCTGCTTTAGCTGCGCGGACAACTGCTGCATTTGCCACTGAATCTCGATGCGGTCAATCGCACTGTCGGCAACCTTCTCGGTGGTGAGAGCCTCTTCTTCAAGTTCCCGACAATGAATTTTGAGCTGGCGGATAGCCTCAAAATAGACCTTCAAATTTTCACATATCTCATGCACTGCACGAGCTTGAAACTCCTCGTAGCTTAGCTCTGGTTCTGGCGCTGCTTTTGCTTTGCGGCTCGGCGCACTAGGTTGGGGTGCTGCAACTTGAACTGCTTTTGCTTGTTGAACTCTTCCATCCACTTTCTTAGCGTTGGGTTGCAGTAGACCCTTGAGCCACCCCCAGATTCCAACGACTTCGTTGTAGATTGCTTTTGCATCTGCTACTCCGCCTTCAACTTGCTTTTTGAACTTGCCAATTTCAGCCTTCCCTTCTGACAGCATTTGACAGCCAGCGCGGATAGCACCGACTGCGCTTTGCGCCATGAGGAGAAGACTGATTGGGTCCACATGTTAGGCCGTTTCTTTTTCGTGAGGGCAGTATCCGTACCAGCCGTGAGAACAATTGCAGTTATGGCACAAAACTCTAAATTTATCTGGAAACCCATCCTTGATTGCGCGACTTGCAATTTGTGCGGTTGATAAAGTTTTTCTCTCTTTGTTGCCGCCACCGTTTACATGGTCTAACGCCAAAAATTCAAACCTATTTTCCCCGCAGCAAACACACTTGCCACCATAACCAGTAAACAATTTTTCACGGATTTCTCTGTGCTGCTCTGCACGCCTCTTTCTTGTTTCTGGTAACTTATTTCTATCACTCAGGTACGTTTTACGGCACGCCTTGCAGCGAATAGCATCCGACCTAGAGGCCAGAAACTCAGAACCGCAAAACTTACAAGAGCAAGTTTTCATGAAACCCTGTTCCACATATAGACCACGACGTATGGCTGCAAGTTGGCGTTTGTGCCGCTTGCGCCTGCCGAGTCCACCGTTGTCGAAACTGAGCCTGCTGGAGTACCCGCAGAAACAGATGAGATAGAAACGTTTGCTGTTCCAGACTGTGTTGATTGGTTTACAGCGCCGCCAAAAGCCGTTCCACCGTAACCGCCACCACCAGAGAAACCGAGAGTGCCACTGTAAGCAATGCCGTGACTGTGGCCAGAGTCTGTGGCAGTGTGGCTGTGCCCAGCTAGTGCGCTACCACTAAAAGTAGAAGACGCGGTGTGAGTGTGGGAAACCGTAATTGCATCAGCAGAACCGCCTGTAGCGCCAGCTGTATAGCCACCACCAGCGCCAAGCAAAACACGACCAGCGCCGTAAGCAACCCATGTACCGAAGCCAAATGCAGTGCCCGGGTTGGTAGACGATGTGCTGGTGTAGATTGAGCCGACTGGATGCAGCGCCTGAAGCGCGGCTTGTACAAAAGCAGTTGTGGCCAGCTGGGTTGTGTTTGTGCCAAAGGTGGCGGTAGGGGCCACTGATACACCGGTGATTGTTGGCGCAGACATTGATGGTGAAACCAGTTGGTCTGTTTGCTGGGCTACGTTTGTACCGTCCGACCACAATGACATGGTTTTACCAGCAGGGATGGCTACTGTTGTGCCTCCACTGAGCGTGACACCGTTCTTGACCGTCGAGTTTGAGATCGTGGCCGTGTAAGAGCTGGCGTTGTAGAACGTGTACAGCTTGGAGTTTGGTGGGATGCAGACCGTAAAGTTTGCAGCGGTGGATGTTGTCAGAGCGATGGCCGCAAAGCGAGCCTCATCCAAAGCGCCGTCGTTGGCCGTCAAAGCCTGTGGGGACGCAATGATGCTGACAGATGTGTAGCCCGCAACAGCGTTTTCCATCAACGTGCCGAGGTTGGTATTGGTCGTGTTGCCCCACACACCAGCTTGGTCGCCGGTTCCGATGAGTTCAATACGCAGGTCTGGTGAGTAGGTGCTGGACATGTTTGTTCCTTGGTTGCCCGGATTTTACGCGGCTGGCTCGTCTTTGGGAACCTGTTGTTCAGCCTGAGCTTTAATCTGCATGGCCAGCTCATACGCATTGGTTTTTGCAGGCAATTCGCCAAGCGCGTGCATGATGACGTTGATGGCTTCGATGGTGAGTTCTAATTTAATCATGTTGGTTCCTTGTTAGTTTGGTTTAGGGTACTTATCTTTGATGGCTTGGATTCTTGCAGCCATCTCTGCCGGGTATATACCAGCATGGAATAGTGCATCCAACTGATCGCCGATAGAAGGGTATTCTGTTGAACGCTTTCTATCATAGGAAAACATATCGAAATACTCTTGGCCTTTTTGCGCCCTAAGCTGATCTGCTTCGGGGTTTGTAACAGGCACAAGACCTTCTTTGATAAACGCATCTTGTGAACCGTCTGCTTCATATGCAAAGAGTTCACCTGTAACTGGGTCTTTGTAGTGTTTCATTTCAATATTCCCACCATTTATTAACTGCTGAGTTCATGGCAACTTGATATGTGTACCCGTTCGGCACGATGAAAGTTACGCCGGGACCGTTACCGTAGCCGTTAATGTAGCGAATGATAGAACCATTCATATACAGCGTAGCACCTCCGTTGGTGTTGTTGAACGAACAGTAGACTGTGAGGGGGCGGCCCGTACTGTTTGTATACGTGGTGTTTGACGCCCGTGAACCTGTCCTATCCGTAAGCGTACCGAAGATTGTGTCAGCTATGCGAGCTGAATCTACGCGAACACCATAAGTGCCGCTACCGTTCCATCCCATAAGCGTTGGGTATGAAGCACCCCACGGGTATGTAGAGTTCGTGTTGTTAACGGAAGTTCCCGAAGGAGATGTGCTCGCGGACGCATCAAAAATTACATGGCTGTTGCTGTAATTTTTCCACGCCATCATCCCAACTACGCTGTCAATAATACCCGTGCCGTACCAGTTTGACTGCCCACTCGAAAACTTTGTAGCAGTCGCAGCGTTGCCTGTTGTGTTTCCGCCAATGGTTATGTTTGTGCCTGAAATAGTCCCTGCCGCATTAAGCGCACCAGCGTTTGTAATGGTCACGATGCCACCACCTGCGTCGTTTAAGAACCCGTGAGCAGCAGCAGCACCAGCCTTACTAGGTTTATACAAAATGCCCCAGTTAGCGTCGTTTACACCATTGATGTAAGACGTTCCTAGGTTGATATGGCCGTTTGTTGTGTTGAGTGTTCCGGACGCGGTTATGTTGCCTGCGGATACCGCCAAGTTACCACTAGCGTCGAGTGTCATTTTTGAAACACCGCTAATACCAAACTTAGTTTGAGAAGCGTTGATAAACATTGGCGTGTTTGCATTTTGCGCCAAATTAACGGATTCAAGAACAGTACCAACGTAGGTTGAGTTGTAACCTTGTACTCGCAGCATATTGGTCGCGCCAACAGCGGCAAAAGTTGTTGCGTTGTCCCCAGTAACAGAGACAAGTTTGCCGTACGTGCTTGGTGAACTCGTACCAATACCTACGTTCTGGCTGTTGTCGATGGTCAGTGCAGTTGTGGCTGTGCCGCCAGCCGTTGTTGTCTGGAGCTGTAACGTGCCGTCGTTACCGCCGTTGTACTTGATGCCAGAGGTTCCGCTGGTTACGCCGTTGTCTGCGGTTAGGGTGTTTGAACTCATGCTTGGCCTTTGAGTGCAGCTACGTCAGCTTGCAGTTGTGTGATTAGGGCTTGTTGTTCTTGGATGGCTTTAACCAAAAGCGGCGCAAAAGCACCGTAGTTAATTCCATAGTGGTCAGTCTCTGTGTCTTTCGGTATATGCACAGATTCTGGAAAAACAGCCAAAACTTCTTGTGCAATAAAGCCAATATGCGTTGCCTCTTCTTGCGAATTAACCACACTGTAATTAACTGGACGGAGCTGCTCAATTTTATCTAGCACACTACCTAATGCAACAACGTTTGTTTTTACTCGGGCATCTGAAAGCTGCACGTATGCGCCAGTGGCATCATTGATGCGAGACCTTGCAACATAAACTCCTGACCCGTTATTTTGGGCAAAAGTTAAGTTGTAGCTGCCTGTAGAAAGTTGCCATCTTGCGGATGCAACACCATCACCTATGTTTAAGTAAGTGTTTCCGAAAGTCGAGCCTGCGGTACCAATTTGAATCGTTGCGTTTGTATTTGAGCTGCCAACAATCAAGTTACCGCTGGCGTCGATACGGGCGCGTTCTATACCGTTTGCAGAAGTGCAAAACACTAAAGCATCGCCATTGCTTGCAACTAAAGCGCCGCCAGTTGCGTTGTCGATTTCAAGGTAGCTAGTTGCTTGCGTTGATACAAAACGACCGGGGATTAAGCCCGTTGATGAAACGTAAAGTTTTGAAGTTGGGTTTGTTGTACCAATACCTACATTACCTGCGGTGTCAATACGCATACGTTCGCCACCAGCAATGTCAAAAGTAAATGGCTGTGTCGTTGGTGTATAAATTGTTGCTCTATCTGACTTTTGCAAATAGTACGTATTGCCAAATGAGTTTTGCGTTCTAAGGTAAGCATCGCTTGTGTCTGATTGGGCTGACCTAACAGTGCCAATCACATCAAGTTTCACAGCAGGGGAAGCAGTGCCAATACCTACGTTCTGGCTTGAGTCAATAGTCACGGCTGTAGTAGGTGAAGCGCCCGTGGCAAAAGCCAAGGAGCCTGACGTGTCTGGTACGACGTTGTACGCCGTGTTAAGCGTTGTGCTTGCTGAAATAACTGTACTCATAGAATCACCTGACGGCTACCGGATGGCAGCGTGAATGAAACCCCAGATGCTACTGACCAAGGGCTGACAGAGATGACGTTACACCCCGTTGGGACCACCACATCAGCAGTCACTGTAGCAGCGATAGCCATCACGCCATTAGCTGCTACGACCGCAACAGTACCAGAAACTGTAGTGCCTGTCACCGTTGTGCCCGTGATGGCCGCAGGGGTTGAGCCACCAATCACAGATGCGTTGATTGTTGACGCGCCAGAAATTGCTACGCCGGTTACCGTTCCACCTGTGATCGCTACGTTGTTGGCGTTCTGCGAGGCCATAGTGCCCAAGCCAGAAATGTCTGACGCTGACACGGTATCCCATGAAGGAGCGGCGGAGTCGGAACCCGTACCGGTCTGATTCAAAAACTTCTTGGTTGTCGTGATGTTGCCAGACAGCTTGGCCAATGTGTTTGCCGCGCTTGAATAGATCAAGTCGCCCGTAGCGTAAGAGTTGAGGCCCGTACCGCCATTTGTAGCACCCAAAGAGCCAGACACAGCTCCAGATTGGTTCAGTGCAACCGCGTTCCACTCGACGTTTGTACCGCCAGCGTTCATCACCAGAGACTTGTAGCCACCGCCAGCAGCCAGCTTGCTCCACGTATTTGAAGCTGAGCCGTACAACAGATCGCCTGTCGTGACTGTGTTTACACCTGTGCCGCCGTTCGTCGGGGCAACCGTGCCAGTCAGAGAAATCGTCTGGCCCGTGATGTCAATGTTCGTGCCACCAACGTAGGTAATCGCACCACTGAACTGAGAGAACGTGATGGCCGTCGTGCCAAATGTGATCGTGCCGTCGTTGGTACAGATATACGAGTCGCCAGCGCCGGTAGAACCTGACTGCACATAGAAGTAGTCACCGCCACCAAGACCGCCCGTGTCGGCTGGAGAGTATGTGTCCGCATCAGAAGAGCGGGTCAGAACCCAGTTCGTAGCGCCGGAACCCACCGTGGTGACAACGTACACACCGTTCTGTGCTTGAGCGCTCTGTTGCCACACCAGAACGCGGTCGTTGGTAGCCATGTTCACGCCGTCAATTGCCAGCGCCGCTTGTGCTCCAGAGTTTGTCAACGTAGCGCCAACACCAGAAGAGCCGTTGATGTACGTCGCGGTCAAGTTGCCTGTGGTTGCAACCAACACTGGGGTGTGTACGTGCAGCCCGGTAGACACCGCAGTGTCCACATACTGTTTGGTGGCCGCTTGCAAAGCAAGAGTAGGGTCCGCATCGAGAAGAACCGTAGAACCAAATGTAGCCGCGCCTGTGACATCCAAAGCACCACCGACGTTCACGTTACCTACAGTGGTCAAAGCCTTTGATGTCTTATCGAAGCGAGCCGCCTCGTCGGCCACGTCCACGCCACCAGTAAAGAAAATCAGATCGTCAGTGCCGCTACCAACAAACATCTCACCACCATCGCCGTACAAGTACATGGAGCTGGGGGTAAAAATGGGGTACGTTGCGGACGAGAAGTTTGAGCTGTTAATGCCCATGTCCATGAAGTTGGCCGTGTCAACAACAGTGTTATCGCGGTATACGATCATGTCCGCTGACGCATCTGCGCCATCGTTGTAGTTCTGCGCGTATACCTGCGCAAAGGTATCTACGTTGCCATACAGCTCAGCAAGTACGGCTGAGAAGCTGGTGTAGCTTGGAACGCCCGCGCCAATAACTGTCAGTGGGCCACCGTCAATCAGCGTGTTGCCAGAAGGCTCTTCATAGATGGCTCGCTCGGCTGGGTACACGCAGAACACGTTCTTTGCGCCAGCGCCAAAGCTAATTTTGGAACCGCCTGTGCTCGACTCGTAAACTGTTGTTCGTGTGAGCGTCGGGCCTGTGGTGCTGTATGTTCCAGTGCCAACTTCCCAATCACCTGTGGCTGGGTCAACAGCTGCGTAGTACGTGGTGTTTGTGTTGCCAATAGCGGCAAACGATTGGAAGCCCGTGACCGCGCCGGTCAGCACAAAGTCGCTTGTGCCTGTCGTTGTTGACGTTTGCTGTACTCTATCTTTTACGACGATTGCCATTTTTAATCCAATGTAGGTATGTCAGACCATGTGTTTGGTGCGCTATCGTCGATAGGTGCCCATGTGGTCGATTGTGCCGTATTAAGCGTCTGCCAGCCAGCACTTTGGCTGTCATCAATACCATTCCACGTCACAGACTGCGAAGCGTTAACGTTCTGCCAATCAGCCGTTTGACTGTCGTTGATGAGTTCCCACAACAACCTAGCAGTAGCCACATCAATGACGGTGCTGCTTTCAGTAACCACGCAAATGAACAAAGCATAGGCGTACACGGCATCCAAGGCTACGGCTGTCTCAGCAATAGAAGCACCAAACGTAGATGCTGCCACAGTAACTGAATCTGCGGTCACGCCATTTTCTTCAATAGTGGCACCAAAAGATGACGCGCTTACCGTGACGGAATCGGAGCCTGCTGCGGATTCATCTATGACCGCGCCAAACAAAGAAGCAGCCACGCTAACAGAATCTGAACCTGTCGCTGTCTCTGCAACACTTGCTCTGAATACTACAGACGCCAGAAACGTTTCTAGCGCATTTGCTGATTCGTTGATTTCTGCGTTGAACGTGTCCGACCCCGTAGCCGCAAAGGGCGCTGCTGCAAAGGCCGAACCGCTAAACATCCGCTACCCCGTTAGGCAGCGTCTAAGCTGAAGCTGTACGTTACGTTCAATGTGTCACCAGCCACAACCACGCGGTCGCCGGGCGACTGGAAGTCAGAAGCTGAGAACAAAGTGCCAGATGTACCTGTGGTGACGGTGCAAATGAACGCGCCTGCAACAGTTCCACCAGAGCTTGTGATGGAGAATGAGGAAGGTACCGAAGAATTTGAAATCACCGATGGGTCTGCTGTTGTAGCTGTACCAAATGTGATTGCCGGGCGCGTGCCGGAATAGCTGGTGAACTCGGTCCAACCTACGTGCGATGCCAAGGTATCTGCGGCAGCGATGGATGTACCTGAGCCGGGGCCGGTAATCAAACCCATGTACCATGCCGCTGTGTACGCACTACCCTTGAAATACTGGGTGTTCATGCTCTGCAAGCCTTCGTTCACCACGAGGTTTGGAACAGAGTCTTCCCACTTCAGGTTGCCGTCTTTGTCATGGCACTGGACCGTGAACACACCGCCAGCTTTTGCTTGTTCGTTAAACATTGTTGGTCCTTATGCAATGCGGATGATCGCAGCTGTATCGGTAGCAGCGGGGAACTGCACCGTGAAAGTTGTTGTCGAAGTCTTGTCCGCACCGAAGTCCAGAACGCAGACCGTTGGGTTACCTGAACCCGACTTGTAGATCAACGCGCCGCGCGCAGTGAGTGCCGAGGTCCAAACCACGTTGCTGAACGACAGGTATACCGTGGCGTCGCCCGTCTGGTTGCCGATCGTTGGTGCCTGAGAAACAGAAAGTGTTTCGCCGCCAGCCGTGTAGCCAGACGCAACAACTTCACCATCCGTTGTGTACGCGGTGGTGTCTAAATTGATCGAAGCCGCGCCGGTGTACAGCGCGATCTTGAACGTGTCCACATCGAAGTCAAAGTTACCCTTGGGCAAGCCGAGTTTGAATGTGTTGGTCGCGCCTTGAGCAATCGTCATACCGTTACCTTCAGTTTCGTCTGCCCGTCACGGTACGCATCGCCGCGCTCCAGACCATCACCCAGACGCTTAGCCATGCCGAGAGCTTCTTTGTACTTGGCATCATAGAACGCCATGATGTCAGCTTCACCTTTCATGAAGGTGTAGGCCTCAACCAGAGAGCCATACAACAGCACGCTGTCAAAGTTATCACCAAGCCATGTGTGACCATCGGCCGCAACAGTGATTGACTCTGGGTAATAGTAGTAATGGAGCTCGACGTCGTACGCGGCATCGGGTGTTGGGCCAACGATGAAGGACAACTCGTCTGTGATGACAGGTGAGCCGCCGCTTGTGGTGGTTGGGCCGAAGAGCGCGTAGTATTTCGGGAAGGCCGTATCTGTAGGTTTAGGGTACGCCTGACGGATGAAGTTCACGTCCTTGTTCAACAGGTACTCGTAGCTGCCATCGACAGCGACAACAGCCAAAGAGAACGTGGACAGGAAATCACCGGGGCATGACAGGTACTTATTGTTGGCCGTCAAAACACCTGTGACGTTCTTACGCAAAGAGGGGAACTGCACCGTGTTGTAGATGCGTTGCTCCGCCTGCTTAATGATGGTGTCAATCTGCGTCTGCGTAGACACAGGTGTACCGTCAGCAAGGTACGTATCGGGGAACGTGTTCTCCGTGTACGCTTGGATGTTTGCGTAGAGTTCGTCGTAGGTCATGTTAGGCCATTGGTCCGCGAGCCATCAGGCCCTTGGTTGCTGCACCTGTACCGCGGATTTTGATACCCGAAGTCTTGGTGCCCTTGTAGTCGTTGCTGTGGCGATTAGCCGAAGAAGCGTTCAAGTCTTTGTTGGACTTGGTGTTATTCTTCTCGACGCCGGCGGCGGCGATAGGCTTTTTCTGTGGTTGCTTTGAGGTAGCCATGATTAGCCTTTCGATTTTTGGTTGGCGATCTTAGCCAAACCACGACCCATTTTCAGCATGTCGCTGTTGGTCTTACCACCCGCGCGCAGCTTGGTTGGGGTCTTACCGGGGTGCATGTTTTTCTCATGCTTACCCACAGCGGCCTTAACCATCTTTTTGTCCTGAGCCATGTCGGCTTTACCAAATTCCATTTTTGCCATGATCGGCTCCTTACGTCGTTGTTACGGTGACTGTACCAATTTCCACGCTCAATGCCAAGTTGTTTGGTGTGAGTGCGTCATCAAAAAAGCTGGAGCCACCAACAGGGTTCCAACCCCATTGTAAGTTCCTGCTGCCTTCACCTTGGAAGCCCTGAGCATCAAGACTCGTGCTGCTGCCGTCGATGATTTGCAAACCTGTCGTGCCAGACGAAACATAGCTGCGATCAGGACGTGGGTTGCGCACACCTTGAGGGTCATCAACCGGGTACATGCCCAGCTGCAACTGCGGGTGATCGGGGTCCCAGCATGGCCCGCAAACCAACAGCTCGTAATTCTTGGTCTTGACGACCTCACGACGAAGCTGGTGCAGTTTGAAGCGGAAGCCACAGCGATCGCACTCGGCGATGCTGTTCTTGCCGGATGAGAACCGATTGCCCACTTAGAACCCACCCCCAATGAACTGCTGACGCGGCACGAAGCGCACGGCGGCCTTCTCTTGGTCTTCCTGTGCAGCGTTGGCCCAAGCCTCGTCGTACTGCATCTTGAGCACGTCCAAACGGTTGAAGCCACTCGGCACCTTGAGCGCCAAGTAGTAGGCCAGGCCAGCGGTCATGCAAGGCACAAAACGGAATGGCACATCCATGACGTTCACACCGCCGCCGGCGTCTTGCACGCGGCGCATGCGCCAGTACACGAACTGATACGCCTGAGAGTTGTCAGGGGTCGGCCAAACGGTTACTGCTGGGAGCTTAGCCCAGTAGACCGCGGCACCAGTAGTATGGGAAGCTGCCGTGGAGTTGTTCTGCCCGCGGAAACAGCTGTAGAGCGAGTTGCCGTCGATGTAGCCATACTGGATGAACTCGTTGTCAATCTTGATGAAACCGGTTGCCGGAAGTCCAACAACGGTGTCCAGAGTGATGGTGGTATCTGTCGCAGTGATGTTGCTGGCAAGGAGTGCTCCGGTTACTGAAGTCTGTCCGTCCATGCGCTGCACCCACACCTGAATCGGGCGGGCTTGTTGCAGCTTGTTGGGAAGTGTTGCATACGTCGACACGCTGATACGCGTTATCGTCAGGTCAGCCTGATTGGCTGTCTGGTTGGCCTGCGTGCGAATTACATGTTCGAGCAGGTCCACGGTGTCGCCGGGCAGCGCGTAGGTGTTCTGGCCTTGCACGAGGTTGATCGTGCCCTGCTCAAACGTCCACATGTTCACGCCACGGTTAGCCCAGTCGGCGAACAAAAGATTTAGAGACCGACGTGCGGTCTTGAGGTCGTAACCAGTGCGCAGCTCTGAACCGACGCGCTCAAACGCTTCCTCCACCAGTTCGGTGAGGTCTAGGTTAAAACCGGTGAGTCCAGAGGTGTTTGCCATTTAGCACTTCCATCGCGCCAGAGACGCGGCTTTACGAGTGGGCTTACCCTTCTCGTCTTTCATTGGGCCGGGCATACCGGACATGCGAGCACAGAACGACTTCTTGCGAGCGCCGCCTTGAGGCTGTGGAGCCTTCAAGTTGCTGCCTGTTGCCGCGTTGTACTTAGCGCGGCCTTTGGCTGTGAGGCCAGCACCCTTAGACGCGGGCAGCTTTTCGCCACGGCCTACGGCCAAAGATGGGCTTTTCTTTTTAGTTGTCATTACCTGAACCCCTTGGTCTTTGCCGCCACCTTGGGTGGCTGCTTTACGAACTGTTTCCCGGCCGCCTTACCAGCACGTTTTGCCTTGGTGGTTGCAGCGTACTCGGCAGCACTCAATGACTTGATGGCCTTCTCAGGCAAGTACCGCTCCCCCGTCTTGGAAGACGGTTTGCCGGACTTGGTACGCCACTTCTGGTCGCCCCAATCCTTCAGGGATTTCTGCGGTGCTTTCATCTTAGTCCTTGTACCCGCCGCCGGCAGCCTTGTACTTCTTGGCCACCAACTGCGCCTTGCGTGCAGACCACTGGCCTGCCTTAGTACCTTGAGTTGCTGCGGCTTTCACTTGGGACACGATCTTCTTGCGAAGGCTCGGCTTGGTGTAGTTGCCAGCAGCATTGACCTTGCCACCTTCTGCGAAGACCTTGACCTTGTTCGGGTCGTCCTTACGCTCGATGGTTGTCGCCTTTGGCATTTTGGAGGGAGCCACGGCCCCCATCCCTCGGCTGGCCATCATGGTGATTACATCTTGGCTTTGCCACCACCGCACATGCCGAGTGGTTTGCCACCCTTCATGACGACTTGCTTGCCCTTGGTTTTACCCTTGGTAGCGACGCCGTCTTTGCTTGGAGCAGCAGTTTTGACTTTACCCATTTTGGCAGTAGTGATGCCGTTGTTTTTTGTAGCCATGATTCGGCCTCCTTCTTTGAAAAGTTGAGTTGACCCGTGTTGGGTCTTGCGTACGTTTACCTTTTGAAGATCAGCTCTCGCCATCTTCGCCCCCTTTACGACCCAGCAAACGCTGGACCGTGCTGGTCTCGTAGATACGGATGCCCGTCCAGACAATCGTTAAAAGTGCGGCGATTGAGGGAAGCATTTCGATCAGTGTTCCAACAGTTGCAATGACGGACACGCCGTCAAGGACGTGCTTCATCGACTCATCCATGTTTGCGAACGGGTCTTTCATGGTGGTTACCCGTAGAAGACAGTCACACTGGCGATGTTCGTCAACGTGGCATACACGTCGGTTGTGAACAAAACGCCTTCTTGCGGGATGGCCACGTAGAACGAGTTAGGGTTTGAGTTTGATGGAAGGTCAATCTCAATCCGTGTCGTACCACTAGAGCCGCCATCTTTCAGCAACAACGTGCCTGCTTGACTTGCTGTGGCGCAAATAGAAAAGCCTTTGATACGTGTGCGATAACCCACCAACGAAGCACTCGTGCTCGTGTGGACGCTTTTTACGTCACCTTGCATTGTCATATCAATTCTCCTTTAGAACTGGGGCCGAAGCCCCTGAGATTGATTAGGCTGCAACAGCGCCGTTCAAAGCAACGATTGCCCAACCGGCAGCGGTGTAAACCAACATGGCAGACTCGCCGACACCAGTGAAGGTGATGGTGGAGAAACCAATTTTTGTAGTGGGTGTCAACACAGCAGAGCCGCCATCAACCACGTGAGTGATGATCTTGACTTCACCGGTAGAACCGTTAGCCAAAGTCAACGCTTGAGCTGAACCAGTGGTTGTCAGGGCTGTGAAAGCGTTGGTAATGTCAACAGCGCCGGCGCCGGACAAAGACTGAGTGCCCAAAACAACACCGGTGTCAAACGCGGAGTTGACTGTGATGGCGCCAGTGGTAGTGTTTGTTGTGATGCTTTGAAAGCCGTTTTGCGACCGTACTGGGCCGTTGAATGTGGTATTTGCCATGATGTTTCCTTACATGCAAGTTAGGCGTATCTGTCTGCATGTCGTCGGCCGGGACCGTCAGATACACCGGGGACCCCGGGATGTGTAGTTTGTACCATGTATTTTACGCGGGGTCAACGAGCTTGTTGTACTTTTTCAAGTTTTGTTCTTGCGTGATGACTTCCATGTTCCACGGCACGTGCAGGCCGCACACTTCTTCGCCTTGCAACGGGATGATATGGTCCACCGCATGAGGCACGCCAAGTCGGCGGCTAAGCTCGATGGCCAACCGGTACTTCAACCGAATCTCCAGCTTGTGCTCGGCAGTCAACCACTTGGGCGTAGCGTCTCGGAAACGTCGGCGTCGGGCGCTCACCAGCGACTTGTAGTAGTCCGGATTTTCTTGTTTGTGTGCGAGCTTGTGTCGAGTCTTCTCTTCGATAGGACGTGCTTGGGCGCGTGCTTTTACCGCTTCTTTGTTGCGCTCGTAGTAATACCGCTTGGCTTCTTGTCCAGCCTCTGACCTGTTGTACTCGGCAAAGTACGCAGCGCGCGTAACGTTTGCTTGGGCCCACTCCGCCTTTAAACACTCGACGCATGCACCTTTGGTCTTGCGAGGGGCTACGTGCCCGTGCTTGCACGGTTGTCCAGTGAAATAGTACTTGCTGCCGGTTTTCTTTGCCTCGGCTCGGGTGCTCGGAAGGTTCTCCATTTTGCTCTCCTAGTTACGATACAGGTAATCGTAACACAAAAGAAAGGGGGCCGGAGCCCCCTTCTGGATTCACTGGGCTTACGCGCCAGCTGAGCCCCACATACCCAATGGGTCGGACCAACCAAACGAATAACGCTCGCGTGCTTTGTAGCGCACGTTGCCCGTATCGAAGTCTCCGTCCATGGAATTTGTCAAAGCTGAACGCTCGAAGTGCTTCAAGCCGTTTGGCACGTCAGTCGTCAAGAACCAGGCATTGCTGTCGGTCAAGAAGTGGTTGACGGTGTAGCCACCGGGGATAGCACCCATTTGCTTCAACGCGTTGATGTCGTTGTCAGCAGTACCGACGCGGAGTTCGGTGTCCAACAAACGCTTAGCAACGAACATCAAAGCTGGTGGGATGACCATCTTGACTGGCTTAGCAGCGATCAACAGACCGCGTTCATCAGTCCACGCAGCGATCTGAATCACAGCGTTTTCCAACGAGGTTTCGTTCAAGTCAACGCCGGTGGTTGGGCTGTTGTAGTTCACAGAACCGTTCACCAATGGGTGACCGACGCGTGAGCCGCCAGAGCTAACACCGAACAATGACACGCCGTCACCACCCAAGTAG